GGTTTGTTGAATCTAAATTTGTAATTCTAATATATCTAACATCGTCTTCATCAAATTGACCTGCTAAATAACTTTTTGCTAAATCTGTTGAAGAAGCTGTAGCAAAACCTAGTAACCCTGTTTCTGTTGTTGAAATTGTAACTATTCTTTTAACAATTTCATTAACGCTAGAAATATCTAATGATCTCTCACTATTATAGCTGTTATTATTTAATGTAATTTCTTCTATTATTTTTGTTGTTAGTGTTGCCATATTTTAATTCCTTACGGTGTTTGAGTTGGAAGTGGTATACGAGGTTCCCCATCCGTATAGTCATCCCTTCTACGTCTTCCTAATTGTTCTGCACCAAACTTCTGTACTTCAGCTTGATACTTCTGTTCATATAATTGTAGCATATCCATCGGGCCTTTTAAATAGCTAAATGCCTCTACAAGACATGCGTACAAAAGACCATTTCCAAAATTTAAACTTAAATAAGTTGTTGTATTTGCTGAGCTCAATCCTAGAGGTCTAGCATTATAATGAATTTTGTACATGAAGGCTGAACTTGGAGTTGGAACGAGAGTAACTCTTCCAGAAGAAGCAGCTCCTGAACCTGTAGCTCCTCCAGACATTGCATAATATTTTGGTGTTCCCGTTGTTGTTTCAGCAGCATCATATTCTCTAAGGAAACTAATATCTTTTTTTTCTAACCAGCTATTTGCTCCTGTAGCAGCGGTTGTTGATGTATAAACCTGAATTCCTCTTACAAATAAAGTTCCTGCTGGAGTATAAAAATTGTCTTTTGAAGCAACTAAATTACCAACCATATCTCTTCTGTCAGCATCTATTGGAATATCTCTCTGTATTCTAAGTTCTGAATTATCAATAAACTGATCTGTAATAGTACTAGATAATACTGTCGTTCCTACTTCAGTATAATTTTGAATTGCTGTTGTTAATGTTGAATAAGTAAATCCTGCCATATTATGCTGTTATAGTTG